TCTCTATCTTCTTCGTGTAGTTTGTATTCTTCTTCTAGCTTTAAAGCCAAGTGTTTGTCGAATACTTCTGGAGTTTTAAATAAAGTCTTTTCCAGTACTTCTACATCTGTTTCATTAGTAGAATAAATGTTTTGCCAAACAACTTCTTCAAATGTGTAACCAACTTTGCTACCTGCCTTGGCTATAAACATTTGAGGAGCTTTTAAAAACTGTACATTTCCATCACCGTCAATAACATTAATGCTTCCTTTTAGTAATACATTAATGTGTTCTCCAATATGTTCTTGTCCAACAATAACAATACCAGCAGGATAAGTAGCTTCTCGTATATAGACACCAGGACCAAATCTATGTACAATTGAACACTCTGTTTGAGGTAGTGTTAGCATAGCTTCTGCTAACTTTGTTTTTCCTTCAATTGTAGATAAACTAAAATCACTTTCTTGTGCTACAATATCCATTTTATCCTTACTGAGAACTTACCTGCTGTTCTAACCCACCAACCTCAAAATCAATTTCAACTGCTTCTATTCGTAATGGTTGATTATCAGTACACAAGAATTCCCATGCTCTTCGGCGAGATTGACCACATTGATATATTTGAGAACGAAGCTTATTTAAATCTATTGATCTATAAGCAGACCATGTTTTGTAATCATCGTTTGTATTACGAATATTCATAATAGCAGGTATTTTATCGCCTACTATTTCAACACGATTGTAAAACTTACGATGAGTGGAACCGTTATCAATGTTTTGGGTTACTGCTCTATAGTAAATAGGAGCATTAGCATCATTGTAATAAGAATCAGATAATAGATATAAACTTCCATTATCATCGTCAAGAACAAAATACTTATTACCAACAGCAGCAAAATAGCTTGGTCTAAAATATTGTTCTGCGTATATTCCAGAAACGCCGCTATCTCCATTACCAACAGCCCACATAGTCCATTGATACCATGTCTTTTCTGCAACGTCATATACTATTGTAACATTTAAATCATGTAATGTCAATAGATAAAACATATGACCGTTAAGTTTAAATGTATAAGAGCGAACAGTAGTTAAATTGCTGTTCTGCAATATACGATCAACAAAAGAAGAAGAAACTTTAACTGGGGCTACTCCATCCACAAGATAAACAGCAGGGCCTTCAGCTTTAGATTGACCTAACCATATAACAGACTGTTCAAATTGTTGAATAGAATCTCCATTAGCACACCCTATTTCCATTTTATAACTAGGAGCAGATGCTAAAGGAGAACCAGGATAATTACCTGCATCATAAAAGAATTCAGTAGAATGCTCACCAAACGCCATGATGTAGTTTAAATGCTTAACGATACCTTTTAAATTATCAGGATCTGATTCTGCGGTAATATAGTTTAAAGCGTTCCATGTCGTAGGATCATTTACACCAGAGCTATAAATTCTACCTGTGGTAGTACATATAATAGTATATGTATCTAAATAAACAGAACCTGTTCCTAATTGAATAGAAGGAAAAGCATTAAGTAAACAAGTAGCAGAAGCACCTGATCCAAGATCTTTAAATGTGGCAGAAGTAACGGCAGATGTTGTTGCATTATTTAAAGTAATAGTATAAGGTCCTGCCCCACTTATAGCTGTTACTTTAGTACTGGCAGGAATACCTGTACCAGTAACAGACATACCAACATAAACAGTACCGGAAATAGATGCTGCTGTTAATATATAAGTCCCAGACGTATTTGTTACAGTAACAGGACCCACATTAGAAGCAGGAGTAAAGGTAAGCGTAGGAGCTGTTACATAACCAGTTCCCGCATTTGTAATAGTAACATTTGTAACTCCGCCGCTTGTTAATTGAACTGTTCCAGTGGCAGTTGTTCCTGAAGGGGGTGCTGAAAAAGAAACTGTAACTCCATTACTATAATTAGAACCGCTTGTAACAACGGTAGTAGAAGATACTTTATCATTAGTAACCTGAGAAAAAGCACCTGTGCTTCCGTTTATAACATAACCATTTACTTGATTGTGTACAAATAAATATGTATTGTTTAATGTATTTATAAAGTAACAGTTTTGAACAACACCTCCTATAGTGCCTGTCATTGTACCTACTGTAGTACGAGCATATGTACTAGGATCTACTTTGTAAATAACATTGTTAATAGCTATATACAAAAAACTATTAAATAAAAAGATACCTTGAGCTTGGGCTGTCGGAAGAGCAGGAGATGTAGTAACTCCTAGTAATCCAGGACGTTTTACAAACTCTTTTTTGTTAGGAGAAGATTCCCAATAACCGTTTACACACTTTGAATCTTTTGTCAAAGTGCCATCACGAGTTTGAATAGCTTGAGCAAGCGGTATACGTTGAAGAGCCATTAGATAGTATTTCCAATAATAGCGTTAGCCATTCTCATGTCAACTTGGAAGAATGTAGATGTAGGTTCGACATCCCAATCAGCTAACTCATCACGATACGTCTTAGCACGAACAGCTATCTCTGCACGATGGTTAGCAGGTACAGAGTACTCAATAGCTAACTGATCAGCTAAGTTCCACACCAATGTGTTCATCCACTCATTAGGAAAGTCAGGAATGTCTTGAGCACGATTAAGATCGTTCATAGGCATCTGAGCAACTAAATGAATTTCTAAGTTAGTAGCTACATAGCTATTTGGTTCTAAGTAAACATACAGAATACCGTTATTCTGCTTTACGTCGTAGAACACACTATTAGCTACACCAGTAGATTGCTTAGATCCAAGAATGTTATATTCTTGTTTAGACAGCAATTGTAAAGGAGTATCTATCGGAGGAGAAACTTGATTGTTTCTATACCAGCCTTGGATAACCTTTAATGGTTTGTCTGTAATAGGAGTTGTTTTAGTTGTGTCAAAACTATCATACATAAGAGCACTGCTAGAGCCTCCTAGTATGTATGTATACTGGTTAGCTGTCATAGGAATAACAAGCTCTTCAGTTTTCCATATTTTTAAACCTTGCGTAGCACACTGCTTAATAAACAGATTTAAAGCATACGAAGCATTAGAAATAGTTTCAGCGTCAGGGTTATCACCCATCTCCAACACACCAAGCTTACGTAAAGCAAGCTTAATGACTTGATCCCTGTTTATAGTAAATGTACTAGACATAATAGCCTTTAACTTAGTTTAAGAACCAAGGTGAGTAACGTGGCTATGATAAATCCAGCAGAAGCCAGAAGTATTGTCTCAAGCCTTTTTAGACGAGCATTTATGCTTATGTATCGTTCAGCACAAACTGCTTCATGAGAATTTAAACGAGCTTCTGTTTCGTTAACCATAATTACGAACACTTTTCCTTTTGAAGTTTATCAAGCTGTTTTTGTAGTTCATTAACACGTTCAACAGCGATGTCAAAGTTTTGCCTTAACTGATAAAACATTATTTCTGTTTGTTTTACTTCATCGCTAGTCATTGTTAAACTACCATCATTGCTCCACTCATAAGCTAAAGAAGAACCTGAAAGAGCAATTAAAAAACCTAATATAAAGTTTCTCATCCTATTCGCCTTTAGTTTCAAGAAGTAGTTTTAAACGAAGTTCCTTCATCTTACGAACTTCTACAATAGCATCATTTGTTGCATTATTCATGTCCATATACATGATTCCCATTATTGGAATAGCAATCACTAACACAAGACACAGTACCAGTACGGAGACGAGTAAAGACCACGGTATGTGTGGCTCGTTCTTATCAGTATCATTAGCCATAGAAACCACAATATTATGAACACTACTGCCGATATTGACGTTATCTGTTCCTTTATTTTTCTTTTTATACTTTCCCGTCGCCATCTTGCAATTTGTGCCTGTTTAAGTTCTTCTTCATGAGCAGCATCTTGATCAGCAACAATTTGTTTCCAAGTTACATCAAACTTTTCCCACAAAGATCCAAGTTCTTTTGGTGCTTTATACACCATTGTTTCCCTTAGTTCCACCACCATTGCATCTAATCTTGCTCTGATGATGATTCTTTGCAAAGCTCGGCGACCTACTGATTCTTCTCCTTTGTATACAGCTTTACTAGCTAATTCTTCTTGCAGTAAAGTTTTACTTAAAGAGTCACATACATCCATCAATGTTCCAAGCTGGTTTCCAATGTCTGTAAATATATCATTTGGATCAGCCTTGGCTATTTCTTGAACACGCTGTACCTCAGCGTTGTACTGCATCTTTTGCTGCGGAGTAGGATCAACTATCTTGTGATATTGTTCCTTTAAATCTT